GGGACTGTGGGTTAAATATGATTGTTTGGCTGCGCTTAACTGGGACACCTTCGGTGTACCCTTTGGTTTTGTTAGAACGCTTTGGAATAAAGTCAGGAAGCGGTGACTCCCAAGATCCAAAGAACTCTTCCAGCTCAAGCTGTAGCTCTGACTGACGTTTAAGAAGCCTTGTGTATAAGGTGACCGCAGCTGACTCATCAAAGTAAAACCCGTTGCGCTCTTGTTGAGCAATCAGCCATGCGACCTCATGCTCCAGAGTGAGTGCTACCTTCGAATAGTTCTTTGACTTAATCTTTTCCCAGAGTTTTGTGGTGACCTGAATATCCTGAATGCAGTAATCAATCATCTCTTGATTCACTGTTTCCCAACCACCTGAATACTCCCCCTTCATCTCACCAAGACGGTATCCGAATGCTTCAAGTGCGAAGCTTCCGAACCGTTTTCCGGGCAACAAACCGCGCTTGAGTAATCCAGCGTCGGTGTCTTTGATGTTTGTCCAGATTAGGCGTGCAGCGATCAGTGTGTCAAACACTCTCACTGGGTCTATCTTGAATGTGCGGGGGTACAGTTTCTGAAGAACCGGAATATCGTACTTAATCACGTTGTGCCCACCTATGCGGGGAGCGTCCATGATGTTCTGAATTCCTATCTCCAGATCACCGGCAAGTGAGGAGTAGATCCTCGCTTCGGAAGTCTGTGTATCGTAAGTTGCGATGCAGTGTAGAACACTTACATCAGGTAATAATCCATTGGTCTCTAAATCAAATAACAGCATTGCAGTAATACTCTGCGTACCGCTGAAGCGTCACAGGGTGAATACGCCGCTGCATAGTGATTGGGTATTGAGCGGCGCGGAGTGATGCGATAGCTGCGGTTAGGTTCGAGACGCCGTAATCAACCCAAGCTTCACGTCGTGTGATAGATCCAGCCTTGACGATGTGGTTAAGAACGACGGCTTGTTGATTAGAAATCCTGCTGTACTGTTTCATCTTTGAACTCCGATGTTGATATAGGTTTGACTGTCTCGGATAACCGACCAGTCGCTGGGTCGTACGCAAGGTAGATCAATGAGCCGGTTGATTGGCCTGTGTATCTATCCTTGAGAACGCGAAACGTTGTTGTTGAGCTGACTAAAGAATCTACGTCCTGCTGGTCACGCTCTAAGCCGAACATAAAGTAGCTCCAGAACCCGATGGATCTAGAACCTTTAAAGTTCTTGATTGATACCCGCCCACCCTCCTCATGGCTCTTACCATCCGACGGGGTTGACAGGTGGGAAACGAAGGTAATAACGACCTGTAGGGCATTAGCCAAACCTGCCATCTCCTTCATAATTTTTTCCAAACTTTCGCGTTCGGAACTGGTGTCTGCCATAGCGGTCAAGTGGTCAACATAGAAGAGTTGGACACCCTCAGACATGGCAAGGTAGCGGATCTTTCCCTTGACGATTTCCCAATCGGTCTCGCCGAATGAGTTGTACATATAGAGATATTCCTCAAGCCCTTTAGCTGTCCTGAGTAGCTCCTCTTGTGTCCAACCATCACCTGGCACATGGAAGCGTTTTCCAGCGATCTTTCCGCTGATACGCTTTACTGTCTCTGTCGGCTGCTGTTCTAGGAACACGACGCCAACCTTCATCTTTAGCTCCTGAACATCGTATGCAATCTGCTGCGTTATGAAGTCCGTTTTTCCGACACCGGTTCCAGCCCCGATGGCGTAAAGCTCCGAGAGACGCCTGCCATAGGTAAGCTTTGTGAGGGTGTCAAGGAACCATGGAAATCCAACCTGTAACGGCTTGGATATCTGTTCAATCACATCGGAAACGGTCACGATCCCGTCGGGTCTGTAGGTCTTTGCTTCCCATATAGCACGTACAAGCTCCTCTTCCCGACGGGATACCAGCATGTCGCTGGGGTCGTTGAGCGGTAGTGTTGCTACCTTCACTTTGCCGGGGGTGAACAAAGTCACACACTCGGCGGCTGCTTCCAAGCCTGCTGCATCCTGGTCAAACATCAAGACAACTTCCCCGAATGATTCGAGGTACTCAAGGTTGGCAGCTAAGGCTTTCTTAGCGCCTGAGGAGCCGGTTGGTACCGACACTGTCGCCCACTTATTTCCTTGCGCCTGAGAGGCTGACATCGCGTCTATCTCACCTTCACACACGATGATCCGCTTGCCACCTGATGCCCACAAACGTTGTCCAAAGAGAGCTGCGCTACTAAGCTTCCCAATAGACCAGAAATCCTTGGACGCTGTACGTACCTTCTGGGCAACCAGTTGGTTGTCCTTGTCGAAGTACGGTGCGATCTGAACCTTACGACCGTCCTCTGTCACTCCAACTTTGTAACCAAACTTGCGACAGGTCTCTTCAGTGATTCTTCGTTTACTTAATGCAGCGAAGTCCCCGCTTAGAAAATTACTACTCATCTTTGCTTTCTGAATTGTTTGTACTGACCCGCCGCCTTTCTCATGGTGCGAACAACCGAAGCAGTAACCGTGACCATCGGTATAACGGGCGAGGTTATTCTTAGATCCACAGCTTGGGCAAGCTTCATGCTGCAGGAAATCACTGTCTGTTTGTTCCATGAAAAAAGGGGCTTACGCCCCGTTTGTTAGTTGGTTGATTTGAGCCACTCTCGAACATCAAAAGATGGACAAGCTTTGGCAACGTCTGGAAAGTCGCGGTGTCCTAAGACCTCCGCTGATGGATATTTGATCTGCAGCTCTGAAAGAAGTGAGCGCAGTGTTGATAGCTGTGCAGGTTTGAAGTTGTTTTCAGCTTTAGACACATCATCTGCATCTACACCGCCGACTAGGCACACACCTATTGACAGCGCGTTGTAGCCCTGAACATGTGCACCTATCTCATCCTCATCACGCCCAAGCTCTAGAGACCCATCGATCCTGATCACATAGTGGTAACCAATCTTTAGGAACCCCTTGGCACGGTGCCATCGGTCTATCTCTTTAACTCCAATGTCCATCCCGGAAGGAGTTGCAGCGCAATGCACCGCTATGTATTTGGTTTCTTTTCTTTTAGCCATTTATTTATTCTTCGAGCCATGCATCGGGTATGTTCTTATCTGCAAAGAGGAACCCGTTCTTGATGCACCAATCGGCGTAGGTGGTGTTTGATCCTTTGGATATCTTGGTCTTGCTGTAACTAAAAACGAAGCGGATATCGAGTGTGGGGTGCTGTGCTTTAACTAAGAGGTGCTTCTGCCGATCAGCGGTCAGGAATCTCCCCTTGGTCTCAACAATGATCCCGTTACTCAATACAAAATCAGGTGTGTAGCGTGATGACTTAGCCGGTCTCGTAAAGCGCAGCACTAGCTCCTCATATTGGTAGCTAACGCCGCGCTGAACTAATGAATCCGCAACGAACTCTTCAAGTCCACTGCGGAAACCTAGGGCTATACCGACATCCAGAGCCTTAGAAGTCTGCGTCTTCTTCTTCATCGCGGACAGTAGCCCTTGCAGTTGCTGCCTTTACAGCAACCTCAGGTTGTGAGGTGAAGCCTTCTTCAACGGTGAAGCCTAGATCCGTACCACCGCCTTGTGACAGGGTTAGAACCTGCACACCTTGCAACCGCATGGACAAGCCAGCACCAACTAAGGCGGTGTGATATGGGGCTGTGGTGAACGAAACTTTGATCCTGCTACCACCGCCTACCTTGACGCCGCAAGGTGTGCCCTTGGCATCCACAATGATCGGAGTCAGGTTCATTTCACGACCGTCTTTAGTCTTGATTTTTGCTCGCATCTTAAAGCGAACCATGAGGCTGCCGTCGTCGCGAATCGTCCAAGGCTCATCAGCTTTCTTGATCTTTTTGCCGGGCTGCTCGAGCTTGATAGTTTCGATTGCAGCGGCGTACAACTCTTCGAGAAGAACGATGAAATCTTGAGCATCTTCAGCTGGGATCACCAAGCCTGTCTTGTACTCTCCTGCTTCATTGAACTTGTAGTCAGGCTCGTTCAGGCGGGGGTACTCAGCAATACCTGCTGGAGTCACATACTTTTTGTTAACTGTTGTCATTGATTGAAGTAATGGTTTTCAAGGGAATGAAGGTCATAGCCCTCTTCCATAAGTTTTGTTGCGAGAACTAGGCTGATATGCCTGCCTGATCCCCAAGTAAAAATTGCCTGCGCCAAAGCGCTTGTTTCTGGTTCGTCCATGTTGTTGGCTCCTATGTCCTACTGTGCAACCTTTGATTACCGAACGGTAGTTTAAAGTTAAAACGGTGCAGGCTTCATGTTGTTAATAAGGGTTCTCAGGCGGATCTCCTTCGCAACCCTTTGGACCCAAAGTGGCTTGGTTCCAAAGGGGTTGAAGCAGATGCCTGTCTTCGAGCAGTAGCCAAAAGATTCAAGCTTCATCAGTTTTCTTTGTTCTAAATACTTACCAATTGGTGAATATTACGCAAAGCAATATTTAGACTCGAGAACACCACGTATATCCAAGGTGCCCTGCGGTGGAAGGTCTGCCAACTTCGACTTGTTTTGATCGCTAAGCTGCGCCTCAATTTCAATCTTGAAGTTTTCAAGCACGTTAACCTGCTCGTAGATTTCCACGAACGCCTCACGCACTATTCTGAAAAGATCTTCCGTGTCTGCAGCAAGAGTCCCAAAGCTGTCATGGATCATCGCAAAGCTCTGAAGACCCTGAGCCTTCGCGTCGCTGACTGTCTTGAGCAAGTGGGCAGCATCGGCACTGTGGATGAAGTTGGGTGACACAGCATTCCTCATCTTCATGCGGTCGAGACTGTCTGTCAGCTCTTCGTTCATGTTGATGTACACCAAACGTCCGGACAAATGCGTTTTCACACGCCTTGCCTCGACGTTGTAGTAAGCCTGCTGCACAGGGAAGCCCACAGGTGTCGTCCAGCTCACTGGAAGACCTTCGGTCACCACAAGCGCTGCAGCCTTCTGGAGCCACTCCATCGCTTGCACAGGTGCGACCAATGTCTTACTCACCGAACGCCAGATCAGCTTTGCCATGTAGATAGCCGCGCGGTACCCATCTTGCTGGAACGGGAACACAGCACCGCCCTTGCTGGCTGCTGCATAGGCAGGTCGCAGTACGTCTTCCATGACCTGATCCTTAAAGCCGAACTCTTTTGACCCATAGCTCAACGTCATCACTGACCGCTTGCATACTTTGCGAGTAATACCAAACTGCAGCCATTGCGCCGCGAGGGTTTTAGTTCCCTCTAAGACGTAAGGCACCCCGAGATCGTTGTGGCGAAGCCCGTCTTCCGTGCCACTTACCAAATCTTCCTCAGCTTGCTTGACACATTGCGCCGCCACCAGTGCATACACATCAGAAGGTTTTTCTGAGGGTGTAAGGTTGACAGTGGCACCCGTCTCACTTTTAAGCATTGCACTGAAGTGCTGGATGCCGCTGCAGCTCCCGTCAAGAGCCACTGGGATTTTGGAGATGTAGGACTCACCTTGATTGCAGTAGCCAGCCCACTCAAAACAGAAAGCCAAAAACTGCCACGGCTTGTCGATTGAGACACCGGAGATTTCCTTCGCCCAACCTCTCTGCCCATACGGATCTGCCGCGATGGCACATATTTCATCTTCATTGTCTAAGACCCAGTTAACCCGATCCTCCAAGCTGACTTTGTCGAAACCCGCGACGTTTGCACCATGCATCGCCAGCCACTTCCACCCCTCGGTTCCCAAAGGTTTCCCATTGGCAAACCGTAGAAGAGCCTTCTGGTAGTCGGCTCCTTGAGGTGATAAGTGCGGCACTGCGTACACGCGGCTTCTAAAGTCCAGCTGGTGTGGGAAGAATATTTTGCGAAACCCTTTGTATCGCGCTGCGATATCAAGAGCCAAGTGAAAGCCAATGCGTTGACCCATCATGCTGATGTTTACTTGATGGGTCTTACTGGTCCGGGCTCTCCAGACCTTTCGCGCCTCTTCGTTCGTATCGATGTCGTCCGGACGCTTTGGTAGATCAAGACCGTCCTTGGGGGGAATACCACCTAGGTCACTATTGATTTCCCAAAGGTGATTCAGCACGTCGAAGACCTGCGTGTTGATCTGCCACGCGGTGCGTTGAAGTGCATTGACAGCGTCGTACACGATAGGCATGTCAGCGTTGCGCAGCTCTTCCATGTAGCCACGGTTCTTCACTTTGACTAAGCGAAGGGGTTCGATACAGCTACTTACATAGCCGCCGCCTTCTGGCGAATCCCAGTCTTTAGGTATTACTACCATGGGTTCGTATACCGGACGCAAGTGCTGAACGACGTTGTTGCGACGATCAATCCATTCAAGAGTCTCAGGCAAGGCTTTCACCAGCTTGATACTTTTGAACTTGCTAACTTTGGAGTCGTTGATCTCGACCAAGCCAATGGTGCTCATCACGATGTCTAGCAGCTTCACACCGAGGTGCAGACGCTCTGTCCGTGTCCAGCCTTTAAAGTCCGTCACAGCGTCTGAGGCACGTACGGCGTACATACGGCGGTGGAATGTAGACCCACGCTTTGTGGCCTCCTTAAGGAGCCTCTGGTAGCCCTTAATCTCGACATCTCTGACAGCATCCATACGGAGTTCAGTCTCTATGAGGCTGCCGATGCTGACCGCGACAAACTGGAGAGTCTTAGGTTTACTTATGGAACTTAGGATCGACTTAAGAGCGAGGTAAGCAACCTTGCGTGTATCGATACCTGCAAGCATCGTCGCCGCTATTTGTAGCCGACCACCCTTACCTGAATTTGCTACCTCAAGCCATGACTTGATCTCACCTGCCAAAAGATCCATACGACCCGCAATGATCTTTTGACCATACGTTGTCTGATCTTCACGACCAACTTTAACCGATGCGTTGAGGTTCTTCCAAAACCTATCTATACCTCTAGAGGTCATTCCCTCTTCTAAAGAAATCTGGACAGCCATTAGGTCTTGAGTGTCTTGAGTGTCTTGAGTAACTTGAGTAGCCATAGTTTTCTCTTTCTTATCGTCTTCGACGACGACGTTGTTTAGTGTCTTTAGTGTCTTTAGGGATCTTTAGTGTCTTTAGGGTCTTAAGAGATCCCTAGGACGCATGTGCCATAAAGATGCCATTCACAGTATGCAAAGACATTACTGATCGCGGCTTCTATTCCTACTGTGCAACCTTTGCCTAGCGGTAAACAACCACTAGCTATTGTGCAACCTTTGATAAAAGGGATTTAGCAGAAAACTTTTCTTAGAGGGGGGTTTGGTGCGACTGGCGGGAATCGAACCCGCATGGGCTCACGCCCGACAGATTTTAAGTCTGTTGTGTATACCTGTTCCACCACAGTCGCTTGTATACGTCGTCTCGGTAAGATAATCACCGGTCGGACACCTCGGCTTTTAAGTCCCCCTTCGCTCATAAGAATCATACATCTATGTGGTAATGTGCCATTCATGGCATCTCACAATGGCAAATAGCGCTGAAATGTTCAATGGAATCAATCAGTTATCTATGTGCCATTGCGAAATGCCATAGTGGCACATCACAAAACAAAGCCTTCCAGAGCGCCTACACCAGCCTTGAGTGTCTCAGGTGATAAGTGCATGTACCGCTCCGTTGTCAGGATTGTACTGTGTCCCATCCACGCTTTTATGAACGCTGCATTTTTACCTGCGGTAGCCAGACGACTCGCGCATGTATGCCTGAGCATGTGTACGACAAACTGGGGATCTTTTTGGAAACCCAGATGGTCCACCATCATCTCCCACTGTCTGCGGAGGCGTGCGTCGGTGAACCCCTCGAATAGCAGGGGTCCAAGGACACTACGGCGCTCGATAGCCTCACGGACCCGCTTGGTCGCTGGGACCGCGCGAGCTTTGTCCGTCTTCGTCTCGCCATGCTCAAGGTGCAGCATGCCGTCGTAGTACTGATCGATTCGGACCCCCAGCAGTTCCGTGCGACGAAACCCGGTGTCTATTGCGCATGCAATGTAGTCAGCCAAGTCAGCCGCGCCGAACTCCGCACACCACTGCATGCAGCGCTGTTCTTCCGCAGACGATAAGAACCGGATGCGATGCTCGCTTTCCTTCCGGCGCGGTAGCTTTGGGCGTGACGTAATCAGCCCATCTTCTTCCGCGATTTTCAGCAAGACCGAGATCGCCGACAGCTTACGGTTGATGGTCGCGCCGGTATTACCTAGATCCGCCATCTTTATCGTCGCATCCCTCAGGACTTGTGCTGTCACATCCTTTGGGTGGGTGCGGTGATCAATCACGTCCAGCATTCCCCTCGCGCACCCCATGAGCTTCTCTTTTGATTTCGCATCAGCCCAAACTGTCTTACACGCTATGTCGAACAGTTTGCCTAAAGTGGCGCCTGCTGCCGAGTGTGCAACCTTTCCTTTTTGTGGTGCTGACCCCATTACCGGAGAAAGTCCCCGGTTGGTAAGCTCACGCCGTTCTAAGAGCTCAGCAGCCCTCAAAGAGGCTGCCGAAGCTCGATACCTTTTTGTCCCCGTCCCGAGGGTCACGTAGTAGCGCCCCCGTCGTTCCACGATGCTCATAATTCATCCCCTAAAGACTTCACCAGCTTTTTACCGGCATCAGTGCATGAGACGTAGCGAATCCTGCGATCCATCCTGTCTTCTGAATACTCGATTGCACCTTTGCCAACCTTACGTTGTCGGTTCCAGCTGGACCAATAGGCTAGGTGCCTACTCGCGGTTGCCAAGGTCAGATGCAGCTCATCTGCAACCTTACTTGGCGTGCTTTGACCGGCGTTGTAGACCTCTAAGAGGACTGCCAGTTTGGTGACGCTAAGGTCGGGATCTACAGTAATTAGCTTATTTATTAAGCGTGTGAGTTTTACAGTGTGTGTCATTTTTACTCTTTCTTTTAGCAATACTTGTGACGAGTATTGCTCCTAAGATTCGGACTTCATAAGTGCCAACTTCATTATGCTTGATGAGAATAGGTTTCTCAAATAGGGTCTGTCGCCAGTCGCCAATTTCAATAAAGATCTCGATTCCTAAGAATTTTGCGTACATAGTTTTCCTTGGTACTTTTATATAATCACGCGAAGGTCAGTTCCGTCACGATTCATGTGGTTTTTTAGCTTACTGGTGATCATATCCAAAAAGTTAGGGTTTTCCAGAACCTGCTGTGCCATCGGTGTCATAGCGGTTACCTCAGAAAGGTGGTTGACTCTAAACACGACCGGTTCATCCCACATCAGTGGGTACTCAATCTCTACCAGCCAAGTCTCTTCCAAGATCTTGACTTGTACGAAGTGCTCTACAGACATTTAAATAACTCCTATTGCTCGGGGAAAATGCCCCGGGAGACCCTCAGCCAAGTCAGGCGGCTGAAGGCAACCCGTGGGACTCTCACATGTCCAGCTCAAGCTCCTCTTTGAGCCAAGCCATCACGGTGCATATGGCGTCCCACTTCTCATCGTGCCCAGCGTCTCCCTCGGGTATCACTTTGTCCCGGTAGTCGCCGAGGACTTCCCATAGCAGCTCGAAGTCTGTGGGGATCAGTCGGTACATACAGCACCCCCTTCAATATCAGAGTCAGCCAAGTCAGGCGGCTGCCCATAGGTCTCGAGGTACTCTCGAGCTGCAGCCTCGCCCATGCGCGAGATCATGTGGTTGTAACGATCAGCGAGGTCAGCCATGCGCATTAGCTCCTCGCTCGCCGCCCGGTATCCGGCGGAGTCTCTGTTTTCGATTGCATGCCGGATGATAGGGGCGATCGCGACCCACGTTGGGGTTGCGTCGATGTAGGTTGTTTTGGTATCGGCGGTGTTCATGTTTTGTTGTCCTTTAAAAGTGGAAATTAACGCTAGCCAAGTCAGGCGGCTAAGGGTTGATCTTCGGTCACGTACTGATCAGAATTTCCTGAATTTCACTAAACAAAATCAGCGCGTCGTAATCGTCTGAGCCCTCCCCGTCCAGACATGTAAAGTCTCCCCGCTCGACCACGATGCCGGGTAACTGGTACCGGTGTTTACAAACCGCATCAACATGCGCTTTTATAGTTTCAAGTGTCTTTGTTGTCACGCCGTCTTCAATAGTCAAAATCATTTTGTGTAGTCCAGTGGGTTTAAAAAGGAGTCAGCCAAGTCAGGCGGCTAAGGGTTGATCTTCGGTCACGTACTGGTCGAACCCGTACGAGCAAAGACGCACTGTCCCCGGCACGTCGGGTATGTAACGCTTTATGCGGTAGGGCGCATCGGCTGCACAGGGAACGAAGAACAGCACGAACGGTAGACCCGTCTGCATGCGCTTAATGAGTGCCACAGGGTCCGAGTCGGTCATAAATTCGCTTGCCGATGATGCGTAAAAATGAGTGCTTTCGGTAGGTCCGAATTCAACGTCGATCTTCTGATTACTTTTTGCCATGATGATGTCCAATTAGCCGGGCAAGACGCCCCGCAAACGCTCGCATGTTCAAGCGCTTGCAGGGGTCTCGATTAAGCTGATACAGTCGCCGCGAACCGCTTCGCAAGCGATCCATGCACAACGATCACAGGGTCAGCTTTGCGCGACGCTTGGCCACCGCCACAGGCACCGCAGTCAGCGCACGTTGTCCGCTTTCCGCTTTCCGCTGCAGCCGGGCACATGAATTCGCCTGGCATCGTCGTTTGATCTGACGTACGTACACGGAACGTCCGGAACCCGAGGGACCGGGCCAAGTCCCGCTCAGCTGGTGTATCAGCCGAAGCCATACAGAACTCGCGGACCGCCAGCCCCAGCGCGTTGCGCCACTGGTGGGTGTATCCCGTCCAGCCCTTCGCTTGAGCCACTAGCTGCGCCCAGACAGCCACCGGGACCGCTGCTGGGTCACCGTAGGTACCAAGGCGAACCATGCGCCCCGTGATTAACAGGGCAACGGTAGAAGCCTCTAGAACCGGGTAAATACCGCGAACCACGCCGTCAAGCACCGCTCGTGCGCCTTGACCAAGATTCACATAACAACTACCGCCCATGCCACGCCGGTGAGGGCAGTCACCGCAAATTGCCACATCGTCCAAGTCGCGGGCGCTTTGAACTGGGCTTTTCCCGTTGTCGGCGAGGATGTACGTCTGCACCATGTCGCCGGTCTTCGGATTGGTCGATTTGGTAATAGCGACGACGACGATTGGTGAGCCGTTGATCAGTGATGGCCCACGGTAGATTATTGATCCTGAGGGTTTTTTAGATAGCATGGTTAGTGTTTCCGATCGGTAATGAGTTAGTAAAATAAGCAGTCGAAGTAGGCCAGCGCCAGCGCTAGTACGCCGCCAACGATCAGCAGCGCTTGCACGCCAGCAATGATCCAGTCCTTTAGAGTTTCCTGAGCTTCGATTTGAATGTAGTAACGATGTTTCATGAGGGGTCCTAGGCGGTTAATGCAGTCTTGTTGTTCAGGGCGTGGCATAGATCCATTGCGTCTACATTCGAGCCGCAGATAACTTTCCAGTCGCTGCGTTTTAGATCGTTTGAATCTGCGTTGTCTTCGCCCTCCTGAACGACGACGTCGCGAACATAATCACCGAACACTAGAGCCCAGCCAGAGCCGTTCTCGTTTGCGATCAAGTTGTAATAGGGGCGGTTTGATTTAGTCATGTTGAAGCCTTATGCGGTCAGTGCGGTTTTGTTGTTGAATGCGTGGCATATGTCCAGCGCATCACGACCTGAGCCACAAATGACCCGCCAGTCGCTGCGCTTTAGGCCCTTCTTATCTGCCATGTCCCGCGCTTCCACATGCACAGTGTTAGGCGCAAAGGACCCAAACTGAGGGTCCCAGTAGCCGTTGAGCTTTGCTATCAATACAAAATATGGTTTTCCGATACGTGACATGCTGATGATCTCCTGTTGGTAAGGGTTAACGAATGAAAATTAGTAAAGCAAGGCTGGCAACTAACAAGACTGGGATCGCCATTATTAGTGCAAAGTCTTGATTTGGCGTGTTTTCTGAGTGCTTTGATTTAGACATGATGATCGTATCCGTTTGGTTATTGAGGCCTAATCATAACATTAAAAAACATCCGATAAATGTGCCATTGTGAAAAAAATTGGACTTTAAACCCTTAAGTGTTTTCCCTAGGTCGCTGGAAGCCTTAGGAGCCCTTAGGAGCGCTTTAGATCCTCATGCATGCAACTGTTGCCCTTCGGTAACGTTCGAGCCGCCTGCGCCCTTCTAGTGGATTTGGTGGTGGGTTTGGGTGACTTAGGTTGACTGAGGGAGCCTGAGGGAAAAAAATAGGGAGTCAAAAACGGACGCGCAAACCCTTCGGACCCCTGCGCTATCCTGCGTGGCTGCAGCCTCCCCCATCGCCTTCCGCCACCGAATGTGCCATGCATCGGATACATGATCCGCTGGTATTCATTATGAATCAACAGCTTAGCAAATTCTATGGCACATCAGGCTGCCTTCGGACGGTCCACGCGCGTGTTGACGCCCGCGTTATCGGCTGCGGGCAGGCACCCCCGCGGGGGGGAGGCGACCAGCGGATTCTCGAGGTTGCCGTTTCATATTTTTATAATAAATTATTCCCCAGGTCTCCTCAGGTCTCCCCAGGTCTCCTCAGGTCTCCCCAGGTCTCCTCAGGTCTCCTCAGGTCTCCCCAAGTCTCCTCCGCCTCCTCCGCCCCTTCCGCTCACCAATGCTTCCACACACCTGCAATGATGTGAACACAGGTCACCACCTCTAGCAGGCGAACCCATGGAAGCGTAAGTAGCCTACGAACTCTAGGCATCTCATGTCTCCTTAGGTTGTCCAAAGGGAAGCATAAGTGTTGCCTTATGCCTCCTAGTGTGCAACTAATAGATCAACGGAATGCGGAGTTGTAGGAGTTCCATTTGTTACTCCCTGCCTTAGGTTGCCCAAGAATCCCATGCATGAACTTTTTTAGTTCCTTATCTAGGGCGGCGTCGAGGATGGACTTAGCAGCTTTACCAGTGTCACGAGCCATGGACTCTGACCAGTAAGCGACGGCGATGGCTAGAGCGTCTAACCTATCGTCGTTGTTTATGGCGCCCCGCTCTCTAGTTATCCTAGTCATCTGATAGAACAAGGAATACTTCAGCTCCTTAGCTGTCTCATAGTCTCTCTTGATTAGTCTCTCGTCGACGACTAAACGGTGTGTAGACATCACAGGCTCTAACGTATCAATGATCCTTGCCTCTTTATTGCTGGAGTGTTTAACCTCCTCAACAGTGCATGGGTAGATGCGTCCTAAGAATGGCTTGAGCAACTGGGTGTACATACCGTCACCGAAGTTAGCCTCGACAATGATTTGCTTGACCTGATGCTTCTTCGCTATGTTCGCCAATGACTCAAGAGTCTCGTCGCTATAGCCTCCTAAGATACCGCCGGCATCCACAAGATACAACATGCCACCGAGGGCTTTGATAACAGCGTAGCCGGTCTCATCGTTACCACGACCTGATGGGTCGATAGACATAACGCAGCCGGTGAACTCTGACATGTCATCAGCCATCCACATGGGTCTGTAGTACTTGTCACCTGTTAAGGCAACGTTAGGCAAATCGTTGATGACCAACTCTGGTGATGCTGCCCATGCGATCTTCAGGTGACCCATAGTTGGATTCAGGTTCATCACTATTAGGTCAGCTACCTTTAATGGATACCTGTCGCCGTCGCTCAAGGCTGTATCCAACATGAACTGTAGAGCGAAGCCAGCGCGTCCATAGGATGCTGCACGCTCCATTAGATCCTTGTCATCAAAGCGTTTAGGGTCTACAGGTTTACCTACGAGGCTTGAGTCTCTTTCAAGATCTCTGGTAATCATAGGTGCCAGTCGACCTTGGTACTTGATGACCTGGGCTAACTCTGGATACCTAGATGTCCAGATGCGTACATCGTAGCCACGCTCTGGCAGCTGGTTGTATAGGGACATCTCTGTCTGAGGTGTACCTAGGTAGATGATGCGACCACCCGGCTTCAGAATAGCGTCAAACTCTTTGACAGCTTCGGACAGCTTGTCGCGCATCATCTGGGTAGCTGAGTTGTTTGGTACTTCTACGTCGTCGGCGATAAGTACATCTGCACGGCTACCTGTGATCTGACCTGTGATACCGACAGACTTAACTGATGGTGAGTGGTCTGGTAAGGATGGCGCTACATCGAAGGCGACCATGGAGTCCCTTTGGTTGTCTGTAGCAGCTAGGTGGTTCAGTATCTCTATGTCATTAATAAGCCTCTTAACGAAACTAGAGAACGCATCTGCGCGTTCCTTAGAAGCTGAGACCACTAGGATCTTTAGTTGTGGGTTGTTGAGTAGTAGCCAGCATACAAATGCTGATGTGAGCCACGACTTACCCACGCCTCGGAACGCTTCGATAACCGAACGTCTCTCAGCATGCT